ATAATATTATACGGTGTTTTGCCAATAGTAGCGCAACCGTCAACGCCTGTATTCCCGTAAGAAGTTCCAGCGCAAGTGCAAATTTCTGCCATTTTATTTAATTTTTAAGTGTTTTTTAACAATTACACGCTTGTTTTATTACTTTCAGGGTAAAGCGCATTTCAACCCCTGTTAAATCCGCGTCAATGATATTTGCTTCGAATCCTTGCGGTGTTTCAGTTCCAAAACGTGTATAATTTTTAACATCAACAGTTTCAATTTCTTTAAACCATTTAACGTTATCATTTGCTACGTTTTCGATTTCACTTGCAAGGTTATATAAAGCTCCTAATCTATTTTCGTGAACGTTTTTAGTCAACCAATTAGCCGAATTATTATTATCCAATAGCAGTAAACGAATGTCCGACTCTCGTTCAATAATTGAAGAAACCCCTAACTTTTTTTCTCTCGTTGGCTCAACTAACCAAATAAAAGGGGTTTTTAACATTTCATTATTTGAAAACGATAACCATTCTTCGTTTGTGCGTAAAGGCGTACCGATAAAAAAGTAAACATCGTTTAAAGTTCCCGTGTCCCCAGTCCAACTTATTGGCGCTCCTTGACTATCTTTTGCAAAGTCTAAAATCATTGAATTATTAACATAGTCAACAGAAACGATAGGAAAATTTGCTAAACTTGTATTAGTTCGTAACGTTTTACCAACGCGCGCCCATTTAACCGAGCCACAAACATACATTTTTAACTTTCCGCTTATCGGCTCCAGACTTTTGACTTTAATAGTTTTATCTAATTTGTCAAAAATTTGTTGTTTTACTATGTTATAAATATCGATCATAGCGCTAAGATAGGGAATTTTTCAATACCATTAAAAGTTGGGTAATCGCTTAAATTATCCAAAATATACAATTGTATTGCCTCGTAAGTGTCTAAGGCGTTGGAATATTTTTCAGTAATTAAACCCATATTAAAACTCGCTACGTTTGAATTTTCCCCTTTTGGTGTTACTCGACCAAATACCGTTGGCGCTGTCGCTTGAAAACGTGAGTAATCAAAGTAAATAAATCCAGCGAGCATATCCGCTACGCCTTTGGATTGAATTACTCGACAGCTTTGTAATTGATCAATAAAAGGGTTTTTAAGTTTCAAATATTTAGGCGTTTCGGCAATTACTCCAGCTTTAAAAAGTCCGAACAATTCTTCGCCGAATAATTCAGTTAAAATAAAATTTTCTTTGTCATTTATAAAACTTGTTAAATCGACAATTGTTTGCTCGTTAAAAGCTATCTTATTGAAACCGCTTGCAAAATTTGAAACATCAACGTAAGCCATTTTTAATCTTTTTTAGGTGTTGTTTTTTTCTTTACTTCTTTTACCTCAGTACTAACAAATTCAGCGACAAGATCAACTCTAACTAAATGCGACGCTAACATAGAATCGCATTCGAATACTTCGCCAGCTAATTTGCCAGCGAAGTTTTCTAAAAATTTGATCTTAACCATTTATTAAGATGCCAAAGTAGTTAACGCTCCACTAATTGAAGTAACTTTTTTGAATCCTGTTTGGTCCGCAGTACGAACTAATAAATTCAAACGTTTTCTAGCTTTTAATGTCATCATATCGTTAGACCAGTCCGAACCGTCATAACCAACTCCGACAAACATTCCAGCTTCCTCGTAGATTTTACCGAAACGGCTATCCCCAACGATACAAGTGTTAGCAGTCAAAGCGTTACATTCGATAACACGAATTCCGTTTACTGTAAATTCTCCGTTTGCGTTTAATGCGAATGGTGGTGCAACGTATTGTTTGTTAACGTCTTTTTTCAACAACATTTTGTTAATATCAGCGATATTCATTAAAGCAAAATCAGGGCTATATTTAGATCCTCCAGTTGTAGTAATTGAACGTTTTACGTCAACTAATAAATCGTAAATTGAAGCGTCTGAAATACCTTGCGCCGTAGCCGTGTAAGATCCAGCTTGTGCAAGCATACCCTTAATGTTTGGCGAAGTACCGTTAGCGTTGATCAAATCAGTGTCGATTTTAACATCAACGTTTGTAGATAAGAAATTTCTAACCTCTTGAACGAACATTTGATCGTCGTAAGCGAACTCCTCAGACATTGGAACTGAATCGCCAACTTTTTGTAAGTTCAACGTGTAAGTCGCCCATTTTGCCGTAGACTCAGGAAACGCAGTACCCTCAGCAATTGCAGTCGCTGAACGAACAGTCGTAGCCTCGTCCCAGTCAATGTAACGAACAGTTCCATTCATATTTTGAGGAACAGATACTTTCGGGAACAAATCGTAAACAGTTAATTTACGCGTTGCAAGTTGACCGATACCCGCTAAGTCCATAGCCATTCCGTTGTTAGCAACTGAAGCGCGAACCGTGTCAGCTTTAACAACAAATTCGAAAGCCGATCCTGAACCTTTTTGACGTGTAGCCATATCGATTTTAGATCTGTTTTCTGTTACAGCTTTTAACAAAGAATCAGTACTTTGTCCTTTCTCAGCGATTTCTGAATTAGCTTGTACTTTCGCACCTAACTCGTTTATCGCATTTTCTAATTTAGTAACAGCTTCAATCGACGCTTTACTTTCTACAACTTCGCTAATTGCTTTGTTGTTTAATAAATTGAATTCCGCGTTCAATTCAGCCATTTCCTGAACTGTTTTAGTTGCGAATTCTTCGTTTGTAATTCCTTTCGAAGTAAGGAACTCGTTAAAATTCTTCATTTTTTTAGTTTTTAAGAAGATTAATAAAAAATTGTTTTTGTGCCTCGTCGGGCGTTGTTTGTTTTTCCTGAGTGTCGTTAGACGGCTCGATCTTTGAAGTGTCCTCGACGGCTTCAATATTTTCAGTTTTATTTTGATTTTTAACAATTCCTGTTGAAGAATTACTACCAAACAAAACTAAACTACTTTCTTTTACATTTTTTGCCTCTTTAATTACAAAGAAATAAGGTATATAATCAAAATCGTCTTTATTTGCAATTAATCCGATATAATCATCGTAATTCTTTTTTTCGGTTGCGTCGTCTGGATTATTTGAATCCATAGCAAGTAAAACCGTGACATATTGCATTCTAACTGAACACTCAATTGAATCGCCACTATTTAACCATTCTTTTACAATTTCATTTTTTAATTGATTTTTTGGAACTTTATAAATAAGAACTTCCGTTTCTCCTTTATAATTTTTACCAATTAAACTAAATGGAATTTTTGCAGTAAAAATTTCAATGTGTTCTTTTCTCGCAATTACTTTGCTAATTTCAAGTTCGTGATCCTCTACTAAGTAGTTTTTTCCTTGAATCATTTTAACAGATTGCGCCCATATACCCTCTACGTGTAAATCGTCGTGGCTATCTAAAATATTTGTTGAATTTACAGCAAAATAATGATAATTATCATCTATTTTAATTTCTTTAAATTGATCATTAAATTTTAATAAATCTAAAGACTTCGCAACAACCGATTGACCTTTTTCGCAAGATTTATAGATTTCTGACTTTTTAGCGTCAATAATCAATTCTTTGTTTGATTTTAATTGCTCAAACAATTCCTCTTTTGTTGAAAAGGTTTTTTCTTTAAAATATACAGATTTAAACATATCTAAAACTACTTTTATTTTTTACTTTACCAATTAACCTACAAATTAAACTATTATGTTTAAAACCATATAAATTACTTAATTCTTTTGCCGAATTATAAAACACTCCAGTATTAATATCTAAAATAATTCTCGCACTTCCGCTATTTTTAGAAATATTTTCTTTGTGTTCTTTTGTAATTATTTGTTTTGAACGTGCTAATTTAATCTTATTTATCGTTTCTTCACTTAATTTTTTGCCTTTGTGCGTTTTGCTAATTTGTTGTTTTTGTTTTTCTGAAATCTTTTGACCAACTCCACTTTTTGAATTTGTTTTTGTTAATATACAATTTAAATTTTCAGTAGAATTTGCATTATAAAAATCTTGCCAAAACCTTTCTCTTATATTTAAATTTTCAATAGTACATTCTTCAATTATTTCAATTTTATGTTTTGAATAACCATATTTCAACAAAGATCGATATAATTTAGGCGAACTTGAAACCTGTTTTCCAAGACGTCTATAAGTATCAAATCTATATTTTAAATCAATTGATTGACCTATATAAATTCTCCCGTTTGGGTTTGTTATTTTATAAATTCCAATCATTTTAAAATTTCTTTTGCCTCTAATTTAGTTTTAACCTGTTTAATTAAATCGTTTTTAGTCGTTTCTTTAATAGGTTTTTCTTTTATGTTTTGCTTTTCCATAATAAAATATTAAATACAAAATTAATAATTTTTAAATACAACTTAAAAAAAATCGTAAATTTGTTGTAAAATTAAATTTTTTGTATATGAAAATAAGTATTCCAGACTTTTTTAACGCCTTTCTCGGCGGTCGTTTATCCTACTCAGGAACGAAAAATTTGTCTTATATGTCGCAAGTCTTAACAGGATCAGCGCAATTTTTAAGCCCTGACAATTGGGACGCCTATAATATCTACTTAACAACTCCCCAGCTTTACGCAGTTATTCAGCGACGTGGCTACCTTTTAGCTTCGGGACAATGGAAACACTACAAAACCGTAGGCGGGAAAGCTACAATCGTAGAAAATAGCCCTTTCGTTAATTTATTGGAAAATCCTAATATTTTTATGAACGGTAACGATTTAATTCGTCAATGGAATGAAAATAAATGTATTTACGGTAATAATTACGAATTCGTAAATAGATCGGCTTCAATGTTAATGCCTCAGCAATTAACAAATTTGCCTCCAGCGCAAATCGAAATTAATACAACAGGAAAAATTTACCGTCAAAAAGATATTAATGAAGTAATTAAAAACTACAAATTAGAACGAGGCGATACGACTGAAATATTCGAAACAAACGAAATAAATCACACGCGCGTTGTTAATGGTAAAAATCCAATTAAAGGGGAATCGCCAATGATCCCGATTTATATGCCGATTTCTAATATTCGCGCTTCATACGAATTCCGTAACGTAATAATGAACAAAAAAGGTGCGTTAGGTATTTTATCAAATAATTCAAAAGATAGTCAGGGAGCTATTCCGTTGACTCCAGCCGAACGCGAGCGTTTAGATAAAGAATA